GTTCAATGTTCCCCAGTTTGGATAACTTAGAGTCGCATATCCATTAAATCTTGGATATTTATGCTCGAATAAGTACATATCGATGAACGTAGAATCAAAAAGCCAGTCGTATTTCTCTTTTTCTGAGCCATCGTATGGAAATGTGTTTCGTATTCTCTTAAAACCGTCTGTGTAGTATCGCTCTGCAGAGCCAAAGAAAGCAAAATTCTTTGGATCGCTGTAATCGACATTTGGCATGAATCTTATCTTATCTTTGTTGAAAGATTCAATATATTCTTGCGATTCTACTTCATTAGCCATATCCTCTAGGCTTGATGATTGGATTGTTTTTGTTGAATTAAATAAGTCTTTAAGTTTCATATCTCTCTACTCTAAATTTAAATACCTTGCTTACTGGTTTATAATCAGCAATATAGTCATCATAAAATGCTAACTTAACCCCATATGAATATCCGGGCTCAAGAATAGACATATCCAAATCGAAATAGCTTCCTGAGCCATCAAAAGACAGCTCTGTGTATTTAACGCTTCCTGTAGCGTGTTCGATAACTTTATAGTTGTCAATAATTCTAAAGATTTCATATGATCCTGATGTTGGAATATACAATTGAGGTTCTGCAACTGCTCTTGTGTAAATAGTTGGACTCCAGCCTTTTAATCTTGTATAAACTCTAAATCTTGCTGTTTCGTCACTTTCGTAAACTTTCTTTAAATTAGTAATAGAGACGTAGTAGTCGTTTGTTTTTGTTGTTGTCCCAGTGTTTCTGATTTCTGGGTAAATTGTTCCTGTGTGAAATTGTGTTGATCCTGTGTACCAAACGTCATGTAAGGTTTCCGATGTCCCTGTTAGGGCTATAGATGCACTATAGATTCCTGTCGAGACGTATCCTCCAGTAACTTCGAGTAATGCTGTACCAGATGGAGCGGATGCTGAGGATTCATATATCGCTACAGCCAGTTCTCCTGTGCCTACAGACGGAATGTTTTTTAATCTGCCACCGATATTATTATAAATGTACAATGTGTTAAGATTGTCTTCGGCTGGAGCAAGAGATGAGCTGTAATAGAAGTTCGATCTATCATCTTTTACAGACGAATCCCATCTTGCTTCAATGACTGGACGATTGAAAAAGAACTCAGTTCCTCTAGCAGAAAACTTTTTTGTGTAATATGAATTGGTGTCTGATTCGTAGCTTGAAGATATTTTCAAGATAAATCCGTAATTGTTGCCACTATTCAAAGAGGAGTCAAGAACATCTTCGACATATTCTGTGACGTCTACTTCAATATCTTCTAGCCCAGTATCGAACATTTGCTCAAAAACATAATTTGTGTTGTAGTCGCCTTCTGCACCACCATTACTCCAAGCGGTAGATGCAGATGAAGAAAGCCAGTTAGATTGCCCGAAGTCATAATAGTTATCTAAGTCAAGCCCAACTCCTTCTTCCCAATCTACCGTAAGTGGATGTGCTACAATCTTGTAGTTTCTTGGCACGGTATCGGTATGAGCAACGTCATGCAATTTCATAACAAACTTTACTGATCCAGATGCAGGTAAGATTCCAGCGTCTCGATCTTGCTTGATTGTTCTGATATCTGATGAAAGATCTGTTTCGTTGACTGGGAATTTAATAAGAATTCTGGATTGTTCTACAGTGGTGGCTTCTACCTGTCCATATAGCTTGAATATCTCAAGAGAATCAGCCAATCCAGCATTTGAATTTGTCATTCTACTGCTCAATGCTTCGTTAAACTGGTTTGTGATCGTGTTGTCTGCGATTGCTGTATATCTTTTAATGCCCATTATTTAACGCTCCCTTTAATGTCGATTGTTGGAAATTTAACTTCAAAAACACAGTTGAGTGGACAAGCAACAAACCTGCCATCAGGTGTAGTGTTCTTGGCAATATCTATGCCGTTTCTAGAATATGCACCACCATTTTTATTCGTAACAAGTACATCTGTTGTATCTGCTACTCCCTCAACTCTATTTAGGGTTGCATACACTTCAGTATAACTAAAAGGCTCGGCAATATCATAGTGCTTCAAGAAACGATTTCTAAGCGTCCTCAGACACTCGTCAAGGACTTTAAACTTGTCGTAGCCACCCTTAGTCACAATAGTGAAAGAAATGGCTAAATTGATGATTTTTGCGTCCATAATGTCTAATGTATCATTAACCATTCGATACTGATTTAACCAAGTCTTGATATTTGATTTTATAATATCGTTTGACTCAGTTAGATTTCCTGCACTATTCTCAGATATAATATACATATTAAGGTTTCTTTTGAATGAATCCTTGTCTTGCAATACAGCACATCTTTTGACAGCGCCATATTTCGGAGGCATATTATAGACTAAAGATTTGTAGTCTTCTCTGGTTACTGCACGGTTCTGTGCAGCGAAAAAAGATTTGGTTCTAATCTTCAACTCTTCGGTTGTTGGGATATTTGCATGCCCAACAATCGGATTGTCATTTGAGGATTCTAAAGAGTTTCTAACCTGCGCTAACTTAGCTGAGTCTAGTGTAGTTTCGTCTTCGAAGCTATAGATTGCCCTAACTATTTGCGTCACAGATCCGACAGCAGCATTTGGATTGTTGCTACTATTCACTCTAAATACGATTTTAAGAACAGTATTCACAGGAGATACGCCAAACTTATCAGTACCCAACAAGTTTGAAGGATCAAAGTCGGTGTTCGTGATATAGTCTCTTCCAAACTGATCTAGGATTACGTTGCTTGGATCTACCACCTTATCGATCTTGATATCTTCTTCAGAACCGAAGCCAAATACTAAGTGAGTTTGTGATCGACTTCTTTCGACGACGAATCTTCTTGGAACTGCTGTGGGTTTCAGTAACATTGGAGCAGCTTCTCTAGTGTTGGAATCGTTGTTTGGAATCTCACGATAAATAACATCTTGTCCTAAGTGCTCAACTTCATAATATTCATGTCCTTCCCTATCTGTACAATCTAAAATCTCAGCAACATTTGTGTCTCCGAGAAGAATTTTATTAAACTTCTTGAACGCTCCGACTGTAATATTCTTCTCTGCCAATCTCCCTGATACGACTCTTCCTATAGATTTGATAATATAATGAGTAGGTAATCCCGTGTTTGTATTAACTCTTCCCACTACGATCTCATTACTTGAGTCACGGAAGTCCACGTCTTCTGTTAAGATAAAACTCTCACCAGAAGTAGAAGCCAATTCTGTTCTTCTTTTGAGCACTGGAATATACCTAGAGTCCGGAGCCAACCCCGTAGAATCAGCAGGGATCAAGATATAGAAAGAAACATAACCGTGAGTTGATGGCTTTCCTCTGTATTTATAGCCCATCTGTCTTGTGAGCTTAACCACATTATCATATTCGTTAGCCGTATCCAGAAATGATTCATTTGCCTGATAATCCAAATAGAATGACAAAATATCTCCAGTATATGCAACTTGATCCATCACAAGAGATCCAAAAGAAGCGTCATTAAAATCTTTATAGGTATCTGGGTAGTACCTCTTTGCGTGATTAATCAAGTCTTGCTTGATTGAATTGAAATCTCTACTGGTGTATTTGATAGGCACCTTTTTGTTTTTATCATCATATTTAGCCATTTACTTCCCTCTTTAAACACTTACAGTCAGTGCACTAACGGCACCTGAATTACCAATGTAAAACTTAACTGTAAGTAGTAACTGGTTTGCAGTTATATTATCATTATTTGCCTCTGTGTTGAATAACACGTCTTGAATCTCAATATACGGCATATATTCGCTCACTTGACGCTTAATCTTAGCTTTTATTCTAGAGTGAGTAGAGGCGTCATTTTGCTCAAATAAAAATCTTCTCATTCCAACACCAAAGTTTGGATCCATTATCCTTTCTCCGGGACTTGTGAGCAATATCATTTTTAAATTTTGATGTACCACTTCAAGTACAGTTTGGTTATTGGCATAGCCATTTGACTCATCTAGAGTCAATGGAAGTTTTGGTGAATAGTTGGACATATTAATTACCTCAAACCTAAATAGTTATTTTATCCATTTTGCAAAGATTGTAGATATCTTGTTCGTAATGATTGTAGTAAGTCAGTCATATTTAGTCCTGCAAATTCAGTAATTGGGTTTCCAAAAATACCAATTGTGCCATACAACTTGTCTCCAATAGTTCTCCCATTTTGATCCGTTTCAGTTATAGTTCTGGCTCTTGCATACCTTAGACTTGAGCTACTGATAAAATCGCTATATATTTGCGTACTATTATCATCATTAATATCAAGTCTTGAAGCTACATATCGTCTATAATCGTCATAATCTTCTTGTTCGAGATCAGATCTGTAACTTTCAAAGTTTTTATTATATTGTCTGGACACATTTTCATACTTTGAGTCCAAAATATTCTGATTTTGTTCAAATGCCATAAAAAGTTCATACATATAATATTGACATAAATTTTCAATAACATGTTGTGTCCTGCTCATATGCCTTAACACACGCTTTGCTGGAACAAAGTCTGGATCTGTCAAAAAATTATTGATTTTAAACCCTAGGGAACCTTGTTGCATATCAAATTTTTTACAGTATTTTAAATATTTTATCAACGCAGTATTGAACCC